AGTTACCGCTGAATGTAGCATTAGCAGCCGAGATGTTACCGGAGAAGGAAGCGGAGTTACCGTCAGAAGCGAGCGATCCAGTAGCAGTTTGCAACGCAGAGATGTCGCTGTCATTGCTGGAAACATTCGATTGCAGAGTGGAGATGTCCGAATCATTCGAAGAGACATTGCTTTGCAGAGTGCTAACATCAGATTGAAGTGAAGAAATATCACTGTCATTTGAGCTAACATTGCTTTGCAAGGTAGCGATGTCGGAGTCGTTGGAGCTAACATTAGACTGAAGAGTCGAGATAGCAGAAGAGTTGGAGCTAACGCTGGACTGAAGGCTGGAGATGTCGGTATCGTTAGAAGCAACAGCGTCAGCAACAGTTTTAAGTTGGCTATCAAGAGCTTCGTCAGCGGCTTTAAGGCTGGCTACAGAACCGAGATAGTTGGTCGAACCGTTAGCGGAATAAGAACCGTCAGTACCAAGACCGGCACCACTTTGCGTAGCATCTACTTCGGACTGAAGAGCTGAAGTGTCAGAAGCAACACTATCAACATAAGCTTTGGTAGCAGCGTGAAGGGAAGCAGTAGGAGCACCTGAGAGCGTCAAAGCTCCGGTCATTGTTCCTCCTGCGAGGGCAAGCTTCTTATCAAGCTCTACTTTGGTTTTTTGACCCAATTGGGTAAGCAAACTAGACATAATATATAATCCTTTGTTGTGGGTTAGTTGTGTGAAATAAAGTTATTAGCGGAGCTTATATCTGTCAAGCATCAGCGATCAGAATATCTCCAGCTTCCGTAAGTAGCGAATCACCAAGCTCATCTGTAATCTGGATAGCTTGAGGTATAGCAGAACCAAGACTACTGATTAACCAGCTACTTCCGTTATCTACTACTATACAGGGACTTCCGCTATCGCCATCAGATACATAAGCTACTCGTCCTGCTGTACCGCTACTCGGCAGATTACTAGCTGTGTACGATCCTAGTTGTAATAACTGAGAAACAGCGAGATCACCACTGACAGTACCTCCCGATGTGTTGAGCTTGTTATCAAGCTTGGCTTTAACCTTCTGTCCTAATTGTGTAAGTAAGCTACTCATATCGAAGCGATGTTATATTAGGGTGTAGTTAAGCCGTCAAGGAAATCCTGGTAATCACCCACTTCTTCTTCACGAGCGTCAAGGAAGTAAGGCAGATCGTTCCAAGCAGTCGTCCCGTCACCTATCTTAATTCTGTTGCGAGCCGAGTCGATCTCGATGCCTATCTCACCCTCTAAAAGTACAGGGTTGGCAGATGCCCAGTTACTAGCAGAATCGTTTCTAAGTTGTATTCTTTTACTAAAAGTAGCCATTTGTTATGCTCCTCCTCCATTGTAAACATCTAAATTATCACTAGCTGTAGCACCTAAACCATCGATCTGTGGGTCACTAAGTGCAGCGTTACCACCAACCAATCCGATGATGTCAGGGTCTGATGTAATAGAATCTGTAATCGCTTTAGCTGCTTGTGTCGTAGCGACTGCTTCAGCTACACCTTTACTAGCAACATTACTAAGTGTCCGGTATTGAGCAGACAGTGGGTGTGGGCGGACTATAGGACGAATAGGCATGTTAACACTTCCATCTACGCAATGCTAATGCTTTTCTTGTTGGTCTACCTTTGCTGTCTTTCATCGGTCCCTTTACTCCAGACATCCGAGCACAGAAGGAACGCTTTCTAGCACCACCACCAGGTTGAGGAGCTTTAAGATTGGAACCAGTAGCACGATTGTACTTAGCTCTACCTTTAGCAGTCAGTCCGCCTTTACGGGACTTCTCACCTCTACCGAGGGATAACGATACAGACTTAGCCATTACTTCTTCGGAAACCCACGCTTCATATTAGCGTAAGCTTTAGCAGATATAGTAGACTTCTTCTTACTACGGCTGATACCTAGTTTCTTTCTTCTGTTAATGTTGTAATATAATCCTTTCTTGGGCATATCTATTTCCTCACTAATACTTCCATCATACGATCTAGTTTGTTGTGAACTTCTTTAAGTGCTTCCTCTACCTTAGCTATCCGTGCTTCAACAGCTATATCTCTTTCCCGTTGAGCAGCTAACTCTACCTCTATCTTAGTCATCCGTTTATCACCAAGGTCTAACCGTTCGATCATGCGTTTAATAATCCACCCGATAACTCCAAGAGAGATAGCTAATACGGTGTTAAGTAATCCAGATAGAGATTCGATCATTGTTTATAAAGCTCTTACATAATCGTTAGCACCATCGTTCCAAGCAAGACAAGCGTCGCCTGGAGTAAGTACCAAATATGTCGTTGTATTAGTATAATCTTTAACAGTTAAGTTGTAGGTGCTGCTAACATTTACGATATTGAAATCCATGAACTTATATTTATCTGGTCTTGGTAGAAAGATTGTTAAATTAGATGTAACATTATCTATAGTTTGTAACTTTGGTGCATCAGGTTGTAAATACTTACTTGCAGATATTGTTTCGATATTAGCTTCGTCTCTAGGGAAAGCGTATTTAGCTATATATGTAGACGGGGTGCTAATCACAGATGTTTCTATATCTCTTACACCATTTAAAGTTATAGACGAAGTAGAAAGATCGACATGAACATATGCTATAGGAGTGCTAGTAAATTCAGTATAAGCACCCGTTTCACTTGATACATCCTCGATAGCACAGTCGTTGAATATAATCCCTCTAGTTTGTTTATCTCCTACACCTCCCCCGATATTATCGGTCTTATACAGAAAACCATTAGTTACAATATTACATACATCGAACTGCAACTTACCATAAAGAATGTCATCATTAACAAAACAATATTTACTACCTGTGAAATCACACGCTGAAAACGTCGCTTTAATTACGCCTTGGCTATTGGGTAGTGCTAAGTATGATGTATTCTCTCTTGAGGTATCCCCATCGCCAGCCCAAACTCTTCCGCCAGCCACATTAAAAGTAGAGTTACTATATTTTAAAACAGTAGTACCAGCTTGGGTTTCATCTTTACAATTATGTACAGTTTTTCCTAAACCAGTCCCTCTAATGTTATTAACAAGCATAGTCGTAGTAATACCTGTTAATACTTGTGTGTATCCTACTGTCGTACATTTATCAACGAAAGCGTTATTGGCTATAAGTGTACTACCACCAGCGGCTGAAAATGCGTATCCTATATCACGGTCTGTAGCGTTAGCATAGGCATCCGCAAAGTAACCACCATTAACTTCAACATGAACATCACCGTCCTCAGTAGATACGCAACCCTTTGATGAGTAATCACCACTGCCTCCTGTCGCTATTGAGTTTGTTAATTGGTCGCTTTCAAAAGCTGAAGAACAATCAGTTAAAGTAGCGTTATGTTCAGGAAAGCCTGAGATTGAGGAATTACCAGCCCAACTATCAAAAGCATAACCCGCAAATCCTAATGAAGCTGGGTTTGTGAAACAATTAACTAAACCTACTTGATGTGAAGACATCGAATAAAAAGCAGAAACAGAACCGCAATATCTAAACTCACAACTGTAACACTGTACATTTCTTGACCTAACTACAAGTAAAGGATGTCCACCGTTTTGAGCAGCAAAAGCTCTACGCTCTTCTTTAGTTAACGTAATACCAGCAGGTTCTATAGTGTATCCCCACCATTGTCCTTTTCCGTGGAATGTAACATCTTTAAATACAATGTTCTTACAACCATCGACTGTAAAAGTAGAAGGGAAACGATAGTGATTCCCTGCTGGATTAACGCTAGGAGTTCCTACAATTATTTTACCGTTTGATATAGTTATATCGTTTTTATTGTATAATCTAGCTACACCTGACAAAGCTATTGCATCTACATAATCACCAACTGGATCATTAGCTGGATCGACTCCTGTAACGGTTGAATAAAGATTTATTGTCTTACCGTTTAGGTTTAAAGTATCACCGTCATTCAAAGCATTTAAACAAGCTATGAAATTAGTAGTATCATCTGTTGTGCCGTCACCTACTACCCCGTAGTCCAACACATTTACGACCGACCCGTCGATCATTCGATTGTTTGTCTTTGTAATTGCCATATCGTATTATCTAAAGGTTAAAAGAGATTCGATCATCGGTTATGCGTATTATTAAAAGAAAGTAGTATTGTACTCCGAAACAACTGTACCACCACTCGCTACAATATGTGCTGGGGAAGCTTTAAGAGTGCCATGAAACATATTAACAATCGCTTTTACATTTCCGTGGAAAGACATATTAGCATTTGCGTAGTTAGCTCGTACATTACTTACAGATGGATAATCGCTTTGAGAAATCTCTATACAAGTAGCATCACTAGGAAGGTTGTTAAAAACCAAGTTGCGAAGTGTGCAGTCATCCCCTGAAGGAGCTAGATAAATAGCTCTACTATAACTACTACTAGGATTTGCTGTAAATATTAAACCGTCAACCTCAACCAACTGTGCGGTATTATTTGTATAAAGTAAAATTTGAGGGGTAGTTGTCCGCAAATCACTTATTTTAGTATCAATAACACGCATAGTACCGTTACCGCTATATTCTAAAAATCGATCTTGAACTGTAGCGTATGTAGAAGTTATATCAATGTTACAATCTTCAATCTTAATATTATGGTCATTATCTGCATTAATAAATTCAGCTCGTGCGTTTTTAATTTTAACACCACTAAGAACGAAATCAAAGGCGGTCGAAGAGAAAATATGATTGCAATACAGACCATCGTTACCTGAAAAATCTACGCTACAATTAGAAAATACATATTTAGAACTGTAAGGAGCGTAAGATGTATAATCAGAATTATCGATCATATGCGTCAAAGAACTATTATTCACAATCAATTCTCCTAGCTCTATCGTGCTTATAATACCTACTAGCTTAGAATTATTTACATAAACATTATCCGCACCGCTGATTTGAATAGCCGTGTCTGTATTCGTGCAAACTAAACCTTCTATAGTCGTGTAGTTATTACTATTAGCGACAGAACCCACAACGACTCCACCTTGATTTACTCCAACTACATCCACCATTCCGACATATACATTCTGTATGTAGCTATTATCACCATCCGCTATGACACCGTACCTATTAAGCCCGACAATTGAGCAATTAGTAATAGAAATCGAATGTCCTTGTTGATAACGGAAACCTACATAATTATGAGTCTGTCCCTGATCTTTGAGGTCGTCTACAGTCACCCTACAGTTGTTGATAAACACGGTAGCGTCTTGCACTTTACAAGCAGACTTTAACACATTTAAAAAAGTACAATCAGTTATCGAAATTACCGTCTGCTTAACAGCCGCATCGTAAGCCGCATCTCCTGTATTTATGTCGTTAAAGAAAACACGGACACCATCGCTGTCCCAAAACTGATCTCCAGCGGCATTCTGAGTAGAATAAATATCCTTAAAAGTACATCCTTCAACTAAATGAGTGGATTGCCTCATTGAAAAACCGCTAGCACTATATAAGAAGAAACCTCCGCAAAAACCTCCTGTATTAGCTGTATTTGTTGCAGTTTTAATATTTTCAAAATGACAATTACGGACGATTGATTTAGCGTAAGGATCGCAGATAATTCCGTATTGATAGTTATTCTCTTTACCTTGCAGGTTTTTAACTGTCACATTTTCAGCCACAAAGTAATCACCGTTAGCTCTTATTGGGGCTGAATTATAAGCTCCTTGAGTAGTTCCTGATATATTAAAGTTTCCGCCATCTATAATTAAGTCCATAATCCTAGCGTTCGTTAATCTAAGACTGCTTGAATTGACTTCTTCTGTGTATTTAATCGTAGCGTGATTACCAAAAATAGTGATATTTGAACTCGATACTATCAGTTGATCAACTAAATATGTGCCGTTTTCAAATATAAGTGTTTTATTTTCAGATGCTTCTATTGCGTTCTTTATATAAGTTGCGTTGTTAGAAGCCGTCTCAGATGGACTCGCACCGAAATCCCTTACATTAACGACATCAGCAAACCGATTAGCAAGACTCCTAGCTGTGGTTGAACCTGTAGCTGTTATACCAATGCTATTAACATCCTGAGCCGTACCTGTAGCAATAACAACAATCTCTGCATTCGTAGGAGGAGCTGAGGTAAAAGTGATTTGATTGGTGCTGGTATTAACAGTGTACGCATCATCAGGAGTCTGTAACACACCGTCAATAGCCACACGAAACGCAGCAGCTGTACCTGTTTGTGGTGTAAAGCTAAGAGTAAATGTAGTAGTAGCGTTGTCTCCGGTGTGTGTGGACTTGTTAAAACCGCTAAGACTTGTACCACTCAGTGATAACTTATCGTCTACATAGTTCTTATTAGCAGCGTCTAAAGAGTTAGTAGGTGGTGCAAGATTAATTATCTTATTGAAGTTAGCGTCAAAGTTCGTACCACCAGCAGCTGTTTGTAAGCTGGATGTATTACCTTCGTAAGCTTCTTCGTTGAGATAACGGTTGTGTAGATACGCACGATCCAAGTCAGATTCCGTTAATATAGAACCATTTACAAAGTCTACCAGGTCTTCTGTGGGATCACTGCTTCTTCTTACTCGTACAACCTCACCGCCAGTAGCTGCCGTATTCAGTACTACTCTGGTAGGTGATAGAGCGATAGTAAAGGCTGTTGAAGCAACACCATCGATAAGCACTTCGACATGATCGTTCTCAAGATACGGAAAGGAAAAATTAAAGTCTGTCTGTCCAGCCGTCGCTGTGTAGTCTACATAGGTGTTTGCCATGATAATATATTATTAACTATTGAGTTAGGAGTTCAAGCACTTAGTCACTTGGTTAAATTCAAAAGTTCGATTAAGCTTACATCTTCCTCAGCAGCCCGCTGTATAGACATAGGCTCTCTTGTCTTTTTTCTTTCTACTTTACCGAGTTTCTGCATCTGCTTAACTACAGTGTATAAGTTCTCTCCCTCTTCGTTTCTGAATTGCTGTAAGAACCTAGAATCTTTTAATATTAGTTCTTCTAAACCTTTGTAGTAAGTTCTAGCTTCTACAGCTAATTCTTTATGTCCTTGGTTAGTAGGTAGTTTATCTCTTTTAGTTTCATCTATATCTTCAGTTTTTAGTTTCTTAGAGAAGTCTTTACTGTGTACCTTCTTAATAAATGAATCTCTCAGAGTTAACCCGTCTCTTTTATAGTTCTGAAGTTTTTTAGCGAAAGCATATTCTAAGTGTACTCCATCATCGTCTGTGAAATCTGTCATAACAATAGACTGATCTAGGATAGTAGTAGGTATATTATTATCTATTACTCCTACTTGATCTGACTGAAGTACTTCACTTAAACGCTCATCCATCTGTGCTGCTGAACCTTTAGACCTCTGCCATAACCTAAGTTGATCCGTACCCCAGTTGCTTGTGTCCACTAGTTCATGCCCAAACAAATCTGTTTTATAATTCTCAGGACCTACACCAAACATTTGATATAAAGTTCTTTCGTACCAATCACCGCCTCTTAAGTCAGCTACCTTACCGCCTGTAGTTAAACGCCTCATAGCTTTCTTCAAGAAGGCAGGAACCGGAAACCAACTTGATAACAAACGATTAAAAGCTATTTCTTTTTCTTCTCCAGTTGCGTACAGCCAATCAACTATCTCTGATCCTCCTAGATTTAATGGAGCATCTTTTTGTATCTGAGCAAACGAGCGGGTAACAACTGTAATAAAATCCTGTTCTTTATTTAGTAGTTTTTCACCTGTTATTGTTTGTAATAACTTCATCTTACTCCACACAGCTACATCAGCCGTCATAGCCATAACATGCTTAACAGGGTCCCAATATCTATAGTCGAAACCAAATAGATCGTAAGGTTGTTTACCTCCGTACATCTTCATATTCTCCCGCTGCTCCTTTGTTAACCAAACCTGCGATCCAGTCATATTGCCACTCCAGGCAGCAGCGAATGCACTACCGTAAACAGCAGCACCCATAAAAGCATCCGATATAGTTTCTTGGTTGTAAATGTGTTTCCTTACTTCAGCGTCTAAGATTTTCTGTTGGTTATCTTCTATCTCTTTATAAGCGTTAGCCTTCATTTCTTCTGTTAGGAGTTCAGGCTTATCCATCAACATTGCTTTATTCCCTTGTATCTTTTTATTGTAACCTCTGATCTTACTTGCGTATGGATTGAAATACCCAACACGAGTTAATGTAGCTGGAAAGAATACTAACTTAGCACCTCTGTATGTGCCTCGTATTGCCATGTTTATGAAAGGATTACGCTCCTTAAACAACATAACACCAGCACTGTTTTTATTTTGTGTTAACTTCTCTATGAGTTTAACTGCTCTATCTGCTAAGTTATTGTGGAGTTCTGGTATATTATCTGTATTAGAACCAAAGAAGAAAGCTTCGTTAACTCTGCGTACTCGCTCGTTTATCTTGCCGTTCTCATTTAAAACAGCTAAACCGTCTTCTTGTGTTAATCTTTCATTGAATAATTTCTCGGCATATTCCTCAATAGCTTTCTCTCTTTGTGCTTTGTTTTTAATTCCTTTGTGAGTGTGGAAAGCATCTTTTAAAGATTCAGAAAACAAAGCATGGATAACCGCAGGTCTTCTAGTTAACTCATCAAATGTTCCTATAGCCCTACCACCTGTTGTTAAGAAGTTATCGTAGATGTGGACTAAGGCTGCTAAGTCTCCTTTGTAAATCTGCTCTAACATATCCTCCATAGTCTTTTGGCTTATCTGCTGTTTTCTAGCTTTTATAGCAGCAGTCTCCATTACATTCTTGGAGTTTATGTTGTAATTAGAAGAAAACATTTTACCAGCTTGGTGGTCTGTAGCACTTCGTCCGGTCTTGTAGGTCTGAGCAGCTGCTCTTTTATACTGCATAATATCCGACCACAGTTTAGCTCCTGCTTTATATTCATAACGAGCCAACTGTATACCTTCTGATAAGCTTTTATTCCTAATACTTTCGTATAAAAAAGTAGTCAAAGGTTTAGCAGTTACTGTCCTCGCCCACTCAAATGTAGCACTAGGTAGACCAGCTATCATAGAACCAGCTTGCATAAGGAATCCGTTTTTACGCATACGCAATGCAGTATTAACTCCTTTAGCTAGTTTATTTAATGAGCTTTGTTCAGATGTAATTTTATCCCACTCAACTAAGTAGTTAACAAGTTCTATATTCTTATCTTGTCTAATTAAAAACTCATTAGCTTTTTCAAGCTCCTTAATAGTTTTACGCATATCAGCTTTAATAGCTGCTCTTTCTTTTAGTTTTTTACTTAGAGCTGTCTCTACTTTAGGACCTTTAGGTTTAGCTTCTACCTCTGCTCGTATCTCCCCCATTACTGCTCTACCTTTTATATCAGAAAGACGAGCAATATCTTTTTCTGCTTCTATTAGTTTTGGTATCTCTTTAAGAAAGTTTTTGTAGTATTTTATTTGTAGCTTCTTTTCCTTAAACCTCGGATCATCTTCTATGTTTTTCTTCTTACCAGTGACAGGGAACTCAAGTTCATTAACAGCTAAAAACTTAGCTCTATATTCATCTAGTTCTTTATTTAGTTTTAGTTCTTCAGCTTGAATCTGTCTCTCTAACCTTCTAGCTTGTTCGACCGGGTCTAAATCTTTCTGTGCCTGGTCTATTTCTTTTACTGTATCCTTAATATTTTTACGAAGAAAAGCTATATCACTATCTAGACCTGCCTCTTCTACACTCTTTTCTCTAACAGGACCTTCAGGTTTAGGACTAATAAACTCCCGCTGCTCACCTAATGGTGCTGTTTGTTTAGCTATTAAGTCGTCTCTTGTTTTGTATTTAGCTTGAAGTCTTAATGCATCGTTCTCTGCTTTCTTATAATACTCAAGAGTTCTTTTTATTTCTACAATCTGTGGGTCTAACTCAGTCTGCTCTTTAGGTATTTTCTTTATAGCATCTAAATCACCAAACCTTTTCCTAGCTTCATTAAGTTTAAGTTCGTATTTAGCTACTTGTTTTTGTATCTGAGCTACTATTTGATCCGGGTCTTGTAAACTTATATCAGCTTCCGTTACCTTTTGTTTTAGATCACGCTCAGTCTTTTTAACAACATTCCTTAAAGTATCTAAATAACTATTTACTTTATCAGGTTTAACCCATTCGGGTGCAGGACCTACTTCTTGCCTAATTTTTTCTATATCACCTTCGTCTAATAACTTGAAGAATCTATCTAACTTTTCTTCTAAACCTGCGATCTCCCTGGATTCTCTTGAGTCTGTTTTATAGAACTTCAATCGAGCCTGTAAGTCTTCTTCTTGAAGTGTACGCTCTCTAGGTTTCTTAGGTGTAGGTTCTTCTTTTAATCCTGCAAATATTTCCTGCCTCTCTTGTAGTTCCTTTTCTAGTTTAGTTATTCTAGCAGCTTGTGCCTTAACTTCATCGATTTGTTTAGGCTCTAGTATCTGTTGCTGTTCTTCAGGCGGTAAGCTTTCGTATTGTTCTCTTAGTTTCTTTCTTATCTGCTTACTTTTTTCTTTCTGAGCGGGTCTTATCTCTAAGTATTTGTTATGTAGTTCAACTAAGAACTCGTTATGCTTAACACCATTTATCTGTTCTATAAGTGCGTTTTCTAATCTTATAAGAGCGTGGCTTTGCTCAGTAGCAGCTTCACTTAATTCATTAGTATATTTAAATTTAGCTGCAGCATCTTTACTCATAGACCCTAAGAATCTACCAGCAAATGTATCTACCCTATGTTTAATTTCGTATACATTTTGGAGGAACCTAACTTCTTTCAACGCACCCTCTAAATTCTTAGCGTCTACTGGTTTGTCTGCTATGTATGATTTAGCTATCTCCTCCTTGTGTTTATGTAGGTGTAGTTCAGTTTCGTCTCTTACTTTAGTTATAAGTGCACCAAGTTTAGGAGCTTCGGTGTTAGCGTTACGGTCGTCTAGTTTTAAACTTTTAAATATTTTAGTAGCTTCGTCTAAAGCATTCTCTCTAACATCATCCACTATGCGTGGTCTAACAGGTTCTGTTGGTACTTCTACTTTAACTTCTTCCGGTGTAGGTTCTACATCCTTAGCAGGTGTAACAGGAACTTCAGGCTCTGGTTCTACTACTTCCTCAGCTTTAAACTCTTCGACTGCTTTTTGAGTTTCTTGTTTAGCTACTTCAATATCTTCGTCTATAGGTGTAACAGTTGACCCTTCTTCTTCTATTAAATCCTCAGCATCATTAGAAGCTTTTAACTGCTTTCTAGAGTCTTCTATCATTTGCAGTTGTAAGTCTCTATCCTTTATCTGCTTTTCTAGTTCATCAATCTTACGCTGTAATGGTGCAGTGCTTGCTTCCCAGTTAATACCTGAGCTTATATCTGCTTTTACTGGTTGCTTTAAAGCTTCTATCTCTTCCTGCAGCTCGGCTTTAGATTGTTCTATCCTTTGCTTTACTCCTTCATTTATATCAAGTAACTCTTGCCGTCCCCATTTAGAACGAGCTAAACCGCTTAGACCTTCTATACCAGTTTTAAAAGCACCTCCGAAAGCAGCACCGAATAGGTAAGCATACTTATCTCTCTCTTTGCCGTTGAACCTAGCTTCCATCTCCTGGACAAAGAACTGCTCGGTCGAACCTAAGATAGCACCGCTAACTGTGGTCTTAACACCGTTAACAAGCATCTTCCTACCAGCCCAAGAACCGGATACCCCTAGTCTTAAAGTCTTATCCGCTAGTTGTTCTACTTTAGTTAACGAGAAAATAGCAGCACCAGCAGTTTCCCAAAAAGAATAATCTTCTTGTAAACCTAATTCTACTCCTACTTTCTGCCCCGCTAAATTAGCAGCAGCCCAAGGTAACATCCTTAATCCAACTTCTGACGCAACAAAACCACCAATACCAAGAGCAGTTGAAGTAGGTTCAGCGGCTTGAGGACCAGCAAACCCCAGCATAGAATATGCACGAGTCGCTTGTAATGCTGTTTTTATTTTAGGTGCATTCTTAGCTAACAAATACTGCAAGCTCATTCCACCTATAACTTCAGTACCAGTCTTGTAAGCAAGAGCTTCCTTGTGGTCCATCATCCACTTCAATCTCTTACTTATTTCTTTAGATGCACTTTCTTCTGTAGCCTGTAAAGCTACCCGTGCTTCCTCTAACTCAGGCGTGGGTACAAATGTACTAACAGATGGTTGTTCAGTTTCTTGTTGAGTAAGTTCTAGATTCTTAAAGTACTCTTCTTCCTCAGCTAATATAGCTTGTTTCCTAGCTTCTAATGGATCAATCATTACCTAGAATCTCTGTCTCTAATTAAAGTTCTTTGTGCTCTTCTAAAATTTTCAAATGATTCATTATCATAAACTTTGAAAGCACCAAACTCCTTTAATACTAGTGCATCTTCTTTTGTTAACTGTTCTCTGTTTTCTATTTTATCAATCACAGGTAACCACTTATCAAAAGTAACGCTATTCAATTCTTCTAGGTTAGCCATTAAAATAACATCACCGTAATCAAAACCTACTTCTTTTAATATCTCAGCTGATTTAGGTGAGTAACTAGAGAACCCATAGTCATATACACTTGATTCTAGTAATCTACTTAAACGATTTCTCTCTGCTTCCGTAACATCTGTAGCCACCATAGTATCCATGATAGCTTGTCTATCTTTGTTGATTAAATCGAAAGTAGGATTTTTCTCTACTAAAGATTTATACTTAGTAGGTTCATCTCTAAATGGAGCCAAAGGAAAACCAGCACCTACAGTAGGTCTAGCTCTTTCTACTTCAACCTCCCGTCTCGCTGCCTCTAACTGAACTTCTTCAGGTCGCTCAAACTCTTGTACACGCTCTTTAGCTATTGTAGCTACTGCTTTGAATATAGCTTTGTCCTCGTCTTGCAGCCTTCTTAACTCCTTTAATACCATACTTGTTTTCTCTGGAGCTGGTATACTCTCGTCTAGTTCTATCGCTTTAGCGTACTCTAGTATTTTTCTTTCGATTATAGGTCCTGAAGTTATAGCGTGTGTCTCATCAAACTTTGGAGGTAACACATCATCTATCTGTTTATCCACTCCTACTATAGCTTGTGCTACTCCTGTGATGTCAGCCTTTAATGCTGATCGTATATTTTTAAACTCGGTAAGTTCTCTAACAAATAAACCTGCATTAGCCTCTTTACTAGTTCTACGAGCTGAAGACCAAGGTGCTGCGTTTATTTGTTTTTCAGATAGGAACTCTTCAAAGTCATATTCCTTACCGCCAGCACTTTTCAACTCATGCTCTTCTAGAAATTCTTTCTCTAGTTCCGCACGGACAGTAGGTGAATAAAGGTTTACTTCTCTCTCTAGCGATCCGGTTGTCTCAGCAATAAAAGTACCTACAGATTTAAGAGTTCTTCTATATAGAGGTAAGGCTCGGTCGGGATCACTGTAAGCTTGTTTTAACAGTGTATCATTAAGAGCTAAAGCTGGTGCTACTTCTTTATTAAATATCTCATTCTTGATTATGTAGTCTAACTGACCCTCTTCCTCTCCGTCCTGTAAAGTTGGGTTCATAAACAACAAAGCATCTTTAACCGTCTGAACTGACAACGGATTATTTACAAACCTTTCGTAGGTCATGCTACTGGGCAACCGCTTCAAAGCACCGCCCCACAGCCCTGTCCACTCTTTGTCTAGCTCTGTTTTACTTTCAGTTTTAAGTGAAGCTATCTTGTTGTTTATTTCTTTCCGTACTGGATTCAGTTCATCTAAAGCTTTGTCTGAATTGAATATACGATTACCGTTAATCTTAATTAACTCTACACTACGCAGTAAAGAACTAGCATCATTGAAGCGTCTATCAGCTTGTAGAGTCCTAGCTCTAGTCTTGATCATATCAACCAATAGTTTGTTTCTTTCTTGGTTGTTTAACGCTGGGTTATCTTCTTTAAGCTGATCTTCTATGTTAAGTACTACATTCTCAATCTGAGATGAACTAACTACTTCACCTGTGCTGTACAAGCTATCAAGTAGTTGTTGCCCTTCATTCATAGTCTGACCAACAATAAACTTATCTCTAGCTTCTTCGTACTTCAGTGCTAGTTCATTCTTATAAGGGGTACTAACTAAGTTCCAAAGAGCTTTACCTGCTGTACTATTAGCAACACCCTCTCCTACTTGTCCTACTAAATTATCCCACTCAGCTGCCAGCATATCATCAACAGCTTTACTGTGATCTGCTTGTGTTCTATAAGTCTCAGCATTGATTAAGTCAGCTGCTTTAGCGTTGATGCTAGGCAACATAGTGCTATTGATGTGTCGTTTAAGCAACGCATCTCTGTAAGCTCTGTCTCTGTTGGTAGTAGCTAACAAGCTGAATCCGTCTACATCCTTCTGCTTCTTCAGTTCAGCTATAACATTCTGTTCTTCTACGAGTGCAGCTTGTTCAACACCGATCTGTTCTTGTTGTTTCTGTAAAGCACCGTACTGCTGTAGTACCGGGTTTATCTGACTAAGAGCACCTGCTAACTGTTGTAACTTATTAGTCCCAGCCTTCTGCACCTGAATGCCGTACTGACCTGCTCGTTGAATGGTAGGCTGAATACCAGGAGCAACATCCCCTAGTCCTTGTACTTGTACTCGTTCCTTAGCCATTAGCTTTGCATTCTTTTAATTTCTAAACCTGTACGATAACCACTAAGACCGCTTTGAAGAGCACCTAATCCAGCAGTAAGAATGTTTGGTCTATCTATTGGTTGTGACAATCCGATCTGACGCTGTTGTGTAGCAAAACCTGCTTGTTCAAGTTGCATACCAGTACCTATCTCACCTAGCTCTTGTTGTCTAGCTAACGCACTACGATACCCAGCTTCCTGTCTCATATAGTCATCCATCAACGCTTGAACAGATGCACCTGCTACTCCTGCTTCTCCAGCGGATACTCTAGCTCTAGCAAGTGCTGCTTGTGATTTACGACTTACTTGTTCAAGTTCCCGTCCAACAGCTTCCTGCTCCTGTGCTTGACGCATACGAAGAGAGGTCTGTTCCTGCATGAAACGTTGACGCTCCGCAGCTTGTGCTTGTGCTTGGTATCTCGCTTGTTGTCTAGCTTGCTGACGCTGCCCGACAAATGAGAGTCCTGCTGATGCAACTCCTGCTGCTGCTCCGATTGCTGCCAAAGGTAAACACATAACAATTACTTCCTCTCTAATATAAATGACAGATAGTTCTCGTACTGACAATCGTTAAACTCAGCACCTAACCACTCCAACCATCTAATGCTCAGTGTGTTAGTACGCATAACAAAGTTAGTTAAGTAATCAAATCCATTCAGTAGTTCCTGCATCCGCTCCTTAGAGTGTTGCAAGAAGAACTTCTTTATCTTTGGTAATCTTCTAGTACCTAATAACCAAGCACTTCCGATATTAGTACCTTCAATAGGAGTAACACCAAATGAGCAGTATAGATAGTTGCTATCGTCCTTTACACTGTAGCACTTGCTGGATGTAGCATACGACATATACACAGCATCTCTAGGGTGGTGCATCAATCCAAGAATCTCTAACATGTCTTCCTCCCGCAGGTCTTCGTACAGATCAGGAGCATCCATATCAAGTTGTGCTTCATCTATTCTAAGCTCCATATCTTCTGCTCCTCGGTATCATCATGGATTCAAACTCTGCAGCTAATAACTTAACTGGCAAGGCAGAACTGCTCTTCACTTCGATTGTTACATCGTTTGGTTGTGCTTGTACAGGGAATCTAAAGTGTCCGTCTTGTGGTGTGAAACTGTTAAGTGTTAAGTCAGCACCTAGTATATCAGGATTAAATGCGTAGGTGTAGGTATCTCTAAACTTAGGAGTTACTTCCACAACAAAATGTCCGGTCTCTGCGTAGTTCAAGCTACCACTACGGATCGTTTGAAAGGTGTAATCAGATGCACTACGACCTCCTCTTTCTGTTGGTTGCTTCAATGTCTGATCGGAGAACTTGTACAACATATCGTATCCAATGCCTGCAAAGAATGGAACAGATGTTATATCTCCACTGACTGTACCTTCGGTAGCTGATGTTCTAGTAAATGCATACTTGTGTCCCGCTTTACTGAATACTTCAACATCTACTGGATCGTAAGGAAATCCGCTGATAGTAGTAACACCACCACTAAAGCTAGTAGTCAAAGCACTACCGTCTATCCTACTGTCTAAACAGATAGTATAAGTTAAGTTCTCGTCCTGTAGATCGTTCTCTAGTGGTAGTACTTCTAAGTAGGTAGATGTAGTATCATTAGTTACCAAGTGTAAGTTAGACTCAATAAAGTCCAATCCGATAACATCCCTACTAAGTGTGAACTTCTGCCAGGCTGATTGTATCTTCTCTTTGCCTTGCCAAAAGAACTTGTACACAAATATCTCTTTTCTGTTCTGATTGTTAACCAGTGCTAATACATTCTCAACAGCAGTACCCGCCATAGCGATAACATCTGATTGTATGTAAGTAGGTACTTGAGCTGTTACTTCTGCTGCATCAAAGATATTAGTATCGTTGTCTACAAAGTACTCAGTAACCCCTGCATAACCGTTCCGTTTGAATGGGAAGTATACATAGTTATTCAGTACGATTGGACGAACTTCCGGTGTGGAATTGTATTCAGTAGCTGGTGTTATGCTTACCGTCTTAGGTGTTAACAAATCAGTACCTCTAAGTACGAACTGTGTATTCTCAGAGAACAACAATAACTTCTCTTGGAATGGTACAGCGTGTTTAAGAATAGCTACCTTTGTGTGACTAACTCCTACATCGATCCGAGAACTGTCTAACAGCTGTAGTACAGTAGCTCTCCAGAAATTAAAGTACTCATCCGCTTCACTGAACACAACACTATTGTTAGTCAGTATACCCAGGCGATTCTTAAAGAAGAACATATCGTTTATCTTACTACCTACAAATGAAGGAGCTGGATTTGTGTCGTCGTCTCCTACTAATCGGTTCGACCATTCAGAAACATCTAATGTCCAGTTGTTAAAGGTAGCATCTGGTACTAACTGTAGAGGCATGGTGTTCTCGTTTAGATCAATCTTTACACCGTACCCGACATCTTCGATCCAAGTGCCTCTACCAAACTCTTCATCGTCTTTAGTTTTAAATCTTACATAGTAATCATCTTGTACTAACTCCGTATCGCCTTTTACTTTAACACGGAATCCATTGAACGCTTCTATTGGTAGGTCTGTGATGTTAGCTACTTCTTTATAAACAACACCTAGTCCTTGGTCAGCTAAACCGTCTGATACTTGTAATGAAAAGTCTGATGTAGAACCTATTTTTAAAACATTACCACGACGAGTGACTGTACCACCAAAACTAGATGTAGCACCTAGAACAGCTACGCCTGTAGCACCGCTACCTCCACCTCCTGTAAAAGTAACTGTAGGGGCTGAAGTATATCCAGAACCATTATTAGTAATAACTACAGATTCTACTTTCTTATTACCGTTCAATACAGCGTATCCAGCAGCACCGGTTCCTCCTCCTCCTCCTGTAAACGATACGGTTGGTGCAGACTCATAACTATTACCACCGTCTGTGATTACTACTGCTGATACTTTATCACTAGCAGTACCTGCTGTTAAAACCTCATATAATTGCGAAGCTATATATTCAGTGTCAGCATCTCCTACATCACCTGCGTAATTACCCGTACTGTCACCTGCACCTGATGCTGTACCCTCACTTGTTTTGTAACCGTATACATTAGTACCATCTATAGTGATAATATAATCCTTCCTAAAGTCACCTAGTTTAACAAACACTAAGGCATGGTAAGGAAGATCAGCAGATACACTTGTACCTAACGATACCGTCTGTTCTTTGTTAGCTATGAATGTATAGTCTGCAACGGTCAGAGCTTTAACATCAGCACGAGCATTAGATATACCATCGAGATAAGTTTGAGCATTAGCTGATATACTAACTGTCTTTTCAGTGCCATCACTCAGATCAAATAAAGATATATCATTGTTATCTATAACAGCAGCAAACTGATTATCGTCATCTCTATCTATAAAGTGTACAAATGCATCGTTGCTTACTTTACTTGTGAACAGCTTGCTTGTGTGTCTTGTATTAGGACGCTTTACCAACCCCTCAACAACAGTAGCCCAAGCATTAATCTGCTCATCACACTGTCCTGGATAACGAAGATTGTCAGGCTGCTGCGATACGCCCTGTGCTAGGTTAGGTACACTGTTTACTAACAGAGGCATCGCTTATCTATCTAATACTCTTAGTACGCTGTAGTGGTCAAAGATAGTTCTGTCTGCATTCTCAGAGTCACTATCGATAGCACGGGCTTTAGCTTCTATCTCGTCCCTCAAAGCAAAACCTTCGATCTCTCTACTACCTAAGAATCTATTAGCAAAGATACGAGCTGCTTTAACTGTGATGTAGTGTCTGAATTGCTCAGGCATATCTGTGAAGTCTAACTCAAAAGTAATGGAGGCTTTAACCTCCTTAGTCCAGACATCCGTGTGATTCTTTCTATCGTATAGAGTAAGTCCACGCTGTACTGGATCACTGTCTGTATAAAGTTGTGGGTCTAAGTCTACCTTAAGTGTGTTACTAGGTAATGTAATCTTAGATGCGGTAGCGTCAGGAGTCAGGGTGTATTCATGTTCTGTATTGAAGTGCCAACCCTCTGACTGTATGGCTTTACTGGTTTCGTCCAGCACTGCTTCCGCTTGTACGACTGTTACTGGAACTGCTGTCCCTCCTAATGTATTTACTGGTGCTTCTCCAATAACGGAGATCATCGTGTTTACTGCATTTAGTTTAGTCGTAAGTGCCATAGCTATATAAAAAATTAATCCCAGTGGAGGGAGCGGAACGAATCACAGACCTCCCAACACCGAGAGAAAACAGGGTTATGCTACTAATTCGATAGCACACTCAGGACGGAGAACTCCGTGACCCATAGCGTACTTAGCAACAAATAGCGTACCTTGACGCTCGATCTGATACTCGGATTCGGTAGCAAGATCAAGCAACTTAACGGTTCCGATAGCAGCTGAGTGCGAAACGATACCGATGCTGTTACGGAAGTCTCCGTTGTATCCAACACCACTAACACCAAACACATCATTGTTAGAAGCTCCGTCTCCAGTAGAAACAGCACTAAGATCAGTTGATGGGATGTGGTTAGATTTGTAGATGCTGATACCAGCGATTTGTGGGATCGATCCAGTAGCCAATCCACCTTGACCTCCGATGTCAGCGTTAACTGCGGAAGTAAGGGAGAAGCTGTTGGAAGCGTCAGCACCAGTGATCAACTTGTAGTAGTCAGCTGGGCGAAGAACGCAGAAACGACCGTCGCTAGGAACATCGTTTTCGTCAAGCTTTTGAGCAGCGGTGAAGAATGCAGCAACAAGATCAGCACCGGTGATAGCAGCAGGAGTACCTGGAGTATCAGCAGCAGAGAAATCGTTGTTAGCAACATCAAGCTGTCCGGCAGTCTTACCGCCAGTGATAACAGCAGATGAACGAGCAGCAGCGATGAACACTTTAGCAATAGCTGTGTCAAAACGAACTGCAAGAGCTTTACCTAACTCGTTAGCGT